CAACACCTGCACCACAACCGGTAGCAAGTGCTCCTGCAGAAGGCGGCGATAAGCCAAGTGCTGATGATATTCTAAACATGATTAGAAACCGTTCTTAAGGAGACTAACATGCAGAAACCATTTGACTTAACTAAATTCAGAACGGGCATAACAAAAGGAATATCTGGCATTAGTGCAGGATTTCATGACCCACAGGATTGGATATCAACCGGTAACTATACTTTAAATTACTTAATAAGCGGAGACTTTCATAAAGGAGTCCCACTTGGTAAGGTAAGTGTATTTGCAGGAGAGTCTGGTTCAGGTAAAAGTTTTATCTGTTCAGGTAATTTAGTTAAAAACGCACAAGACCAAGGCTGTCAAGTTGTACTATTTGACAGTGAAAATGCACTCGATGAAGATTGGCTACAAGCATTAGATGTAGACACTAGTCCAGAGAAACTTCTCAAAATTAGTGTTAGCATGATTGATGATGTTGCTAAAACAATCAGTGAATTTGTAAAAGACTATAAATCTAACTATGGTGATTTACCATACGATGAACAACCTAAAATGCTATTTGTAGTAGACAGTTTGGGTATGTTATTAACACCAACTGATGTTGCACAATTTGAAAAAGGTGATATGAAAGGTGATATGGGTAGAAAACCAAAGGCACTAACAGCCTTAGTTAGAAATACAGTTAACCAATTAGCACCACATCCAATCGGACTTGTTGCTACTAACCATACATACGCATCACAAGACATGTTTGATCCAGATGATAAAATATCCGGTGGACAAGGGTTTGTATATGCTTCAAGTATTGTAGTTGCAATGAAAAAACTTAAACTTAAAGAAGATGAGGATGGTAACAAAACTACTACTGTACAAGGTATTAGAGCGGCATGTAAAGTAATGAAAACTCGTTACAGCAAACCGTTTGAAAGTGTACAAGTTAAAATACCATATGAGACAGGAATGAATCCTTACTCAGGTATTTTAGAATTGCTTGAAGCAAAAGGTATCGTTACAAAAACTGGTAATAAACTTGAATATACATCACCTGTTACAGGAGAGATTATCAAAGAGTTTAGAAAGCAGTGGACTGAAGAACGTTTACAAGTAGTTATGGACGAGTGGAATCAAATACCAGTTGTTGGAGATGAAAACTTCGATGACTTAGTAGATGATGAAACTTTGGTAGATGACCCTAACATAGAGGATATGAGCAATGAATCCTGATTTAAGTTTTTTAATCGACCTATGGGATAGTATGAAAAATTATATTCCTAAAAAAGATAGGCTACAAGCGGCAGAACAACTTGTTGGAATTACTGATGAAAATCTAGACTTGTCTGATATTCAGGAAAATATCAACATGTTTGACTCGGCAATGAAAAATGCTATTGTTGGACACTTCGGCTTTGATGAAGAAGATGACGAAGAGGAATGGGATTAAGTTATGGCAGGCTGGTATAACTCTGTAGTAGAAGATTTAAGTAAAATTGTAGAATCAATTAATTACTATGAAAAGGAACTACAAGAAGCCAAGTACGAATGCGGAATCAAAGGCTCACTGGAGAAATCTAGTGCGTCTTTGCCCGGCATTACAGAACATCGTTTCAATCAACTACAAGAGATTGAAGCAATACTTGAACACTTAAATATTGAATTGCGTAAAGAACGTAGTAGAGTATTTAGAAAATATTTAGAAAGTTACAACAGAACATTATCAAGTAGAGATGCTGATAAGTTTGTAGATGGCGAAGAAAGTGTAATTAACCTACAGCACCTTTGTAACCAATACAGTCTGTTAAGAAACAAATACCTAGGTATTATGAAAGGCTTAGATACTAAGCAATGGCAAATAGGACATATCACACGTCTAAGAACTGCTGGTATGGAAGATATCGTAATAGGATAAATTGTTCAATTTCATGGACTTACAATAATGGTTGACACAACCTCAAAAGATGCTATAATTAGCAACATCAAAAGAAGGTGTAGGAACCAAGATATGGTCCATATTCAGATGTACGGGCAATTCAAAAACAAAAATATAGTAGAACGCATTAGCGAATTAATGCTAGAAAATATTATTCCCATTAAACTAAGACGCAATGTTAATGTAGATGTATATGTACATACAGCATTAGAAGAACAGGCAGGCGGTTATTGTTGGGGAGATAAAAAAGACGTTGAAATAGAAATTGCTAGAACATCTGAAGGCTATCGTTTTTCACGTGAAGAAATATTAATTAATTTAACGCATGAATTAGTTCATGCAAAACAATTTATTTCCGGAGAATTAACTGGAAAAGCAATGTCAACTTGGAAAAGGTCTGACCATTCTAAAACACCTTACAGTCATCAACCCTGGGAACGTGAAGCATACTATTGGGAAAAAAGACTTTACGAGCAATATTTCAAAAAATTAAAAGTATAAAAGGTTGACTTCTAACCAATAAATCCGGTATAATACATTATAACAATATTTAGGAGTATTTTATGACTACAGAAAGCATTATAATTGATACGGGTAATTTCAATTTTGACTATAATCCAAAAAGAACTTACGAACAAAATTTTAATGAATGGAGAACTACAAATTCTGAAGAACGTTCAGCATGGGGAGAACCTCAGTTGACAATGGAAGAAGCAGAATTGACTTTCTCTAAGATGTACGGAAAACGTAAGTAATGACAACCCATGCAATGATAGATATCGAAACGTTGGCTACTTCGCCTGAAGCAGTTATACTAAGTGTTGGTGGTGTAAAGTTTGATCCTTACACTAACGAAGAACCACACACATTCTTTGATGCTAAACTTGATATTGATGCCCAAACAGAACTAGGCAGAGATGTTGACCAGGGCACAATAGAATGGTGGGGGAAACAATCACAAGAGATTCAGGATATTGCATTTGCAGAAGAAGGCAGAGTACAAATAAATGATTTTGCTACATCACTTAATAAGTGGCTAGTGGGCTGTGAACAAATTTGGTGCCAGGGCCCACAATTTGATATGGTCATAATAGAGAACTTATATAAGCAGATGAATGTTCATACAAATTGGGCATATTGGCAAATACGTGATAGTAGAACTGTATTCAGTTTAATGGCTGTAGATCCTCGTAAAGGCGTCCAAGAAGCATTACATAGTGCTGTAGATGATGCTAAATGGCAGGCAAAATGTCTACAAACCTGCTTATTCATGTTAAACATCAAAAAGGACTAGTATGTCAATTAATATTGATTCATGTGTCTATAAAGACAGGAAGGTCTTATATAAAACACTTGCTGATGACTTTAAAACTTTGTGGCTAATTGTAGATCCTTTTAAGCATCAAGTATTAGGTGACGAATATAATACAGATGGCGAAAGACAATTATTAAACAATAATACAAATGTGTATGCTCGTGATATGTATATCAATACAGTAAATCATCATTACGGTATGAAAATATCACAATATTTAGATTGGCTAGAACCAAAGAATCCAATGGTGACAGTTGGCGATTTGCACGGCAGTGATGTAATGGATATATTCAAAAAATATCCGTTAATTTCCTCAACAAATCTTATAAAACATGTTGAAGAATTTAACTATGATAACATAGTCTATACAGGCTTCCATCATGGATTATGTATTAATCAACCACCAATTGGTTCAGAAATTTTGGGTCAATTTGCCAAATGTTATGTAATTCAAAACCTAGTTTGCCTACTACACGAAGGCCCATATAATTGGGTACAAGCAGATGATAGGGCACTTGAAACAGCAGAAATCATATAAATTTACCAAAAAAAGTGGTAAAAAGGTTGACTTTGACTCAAATATCTGTATAATAGTATATAAGAGTTAGGGAAAAGGGTTCCTTAATAAAACATAAACGTCGGGGATGACATTATGACAAAAGCAATAAATTATGTAAAAATTAAGACTGGTACATACCGTAAAAACGAAATCGTTGATACTGTATTTCCAATCTTAAAGCCACTTAACATTGGCAAAAAGGGTGCTTTTATTACCGTTGATGGTAGTGAAGTGATGGGAGATAAATTTGCAAGTATTAGGGTTTTGATACAAGATCCTACAAAAGACTTAGAGTATGTTACTCCAAGTGTTTATGCAGAA